TTGAAAAATCCCTCTTGTATGCCTCCTAGAAGTGATCGACAAGCCCAGGTACAGAGTATACGGGCATCGGTCTGGTGGCGGAAATATCGAAGTACGCATCGAATGTAAAGGTCGGTTCGTCAACGACTGCGACCACACGCTCGATCGGCATATTTTCTTCAATGAAATCCTTGTTGAGAACAGGCAACGCAGCAAAATCTTGCGAGAGATGCCACACGTCAAGAGAGGTCGGATCAACTGAACGCATCTTCCCAGTAATCAGAGATGGAGCGTAGCGATATTCCGCCCAGCGTTCTTGATAACCGAAGACATCCTCATCAGCAGCAGTATTTTGAGCGTAGATTTCCTTGTTGAGAACGGCCTGCTCGCCCAGGTGGGACAGGGCCGGCCAGTAGAAATCATACTTGGTAGAACGCGACCACATTTTATTTAAAGCGGTCTGGTATGTGATATCGGCACGGATTTGTACAAAACCAAATACGTAGCCATGCTCCACGAATGACTTCGTAAAACCAACACCAGATTGGGCATGGTAACCAACAGCACCGAGAGTACCGAGAGGGGTACCTGTATCCAAGGATTGCGTGGTTTGAGCGACAGGAGTCACCTGGATAGAGCGAGAACCACCACCAAGATACTCAGGGCGTTGCAATCGAGAGTCCGGGGAATTCACACGGAAATGGCTCTTGATAATCTCAGTATACCGGGTTCCACCCCTGGCGTCACGCTCAAGCAGCTTTTGGAGTTGGAAGGTTTCTCGCAGAGAATTGATAGTAGGACCAACAGCCTTACTCAAATCAGCCATCAAACCTGAAGTATCAGCACCAGGGGTCACACCAAGAGCATTATTGTCGACAGCAAAGGTCCCAGCAGGAACATTCGTACCAAAACCCACATTATACCAAGACGTGCTTGCTTCAACAGCAGAACCACCAGCAACGCGAGCTAAGCCAACGCCTTTAGTGAGATCGGTTAATCCCAAAGACTTACCAGTACCAACCACAGGAGCAGTAGTACCAAGAGGTAGCTCAACACCAGGGCCCTTTTGAGGCCAAGGCAGACAGGAGGTGAAATAGTCGTGGCGCTTGCCACGTTTGAGGAGGTTGTAATTCGTGATGTCGTCGGGGCCCTCGTCATGTTCCACTTTGACAGAATCGACCAAATTTTCATCACGGAACCACTCGTCAAAAATTAGGTTGTATCCACGGAAGGGAAGAGCATTGACAGTAAGACCGGCAACGCCGGTAGGAAGGCCGAAGTAATCGGCAAGGCCGCCGATTGGGAAACCGTCGACCAGATCGGACTGAACCGTAGGTATGACGTAGTCAGTAGAATCACCAGGATCCTTTTGCTCGCCCATAAATTGCTGGAATTGATCCCAGACAAGGCGATTCGGAACGAAGAAGAAAAAGAAGTCCATGAACATGTTGTCCATTATTGGGACGATCGGGGTGTTAAGACGGGCAATCGACGACAGTTTCACGTTAAACGTGTCTCCAGGGAGAATTTCGTCGCAGTAAATAGGGTAAATATAATCGGGGTCCAGGGTAGTCTTATACCCATGGGACCGCTTGAAGGTTGAACGCTGAATGTTTGCCGAGGGAATTCTCGAGAATTCATGGCTCATGACAGACTTTTGTCTATGTCTTTTGAATGGCATTTCTGGCCCTTTCGGAAGTAATGGTGTCAGTCCGCACAGTTAATATCAAGTAGGTGAACTGTGGCCTGCCCTATTCCGGCTTCGCGGAATCGGTCAGGGATGCAGCATTAGGCTGCGTAGGAGCCTCTACAGGAGGCGTCAGGCTTACTGGAGGCTCAGGTATAGGCTTCGGGCATAAACCCAGCTCCTGAGCCTCTGAGAGGTTCTCAGGGTCATCTAGGAAGGAGAGCAATTGGCCGGGGTCATTGTTGAAGCGAGTTCGCAGGTAGGCAGGGAGCTGAGCAAAGTCCATTTCCGCATCAATTATGCGGTTTTTCATGTCGTGGAAGTCGGTAGCGTTTGAGAAGTCGCCATAGTTGGCCTCAGACGCATTAGACTCGAGGAAACCCGTTACACGGTATTTCTGCATGATGGAGTTAATGTCCACCTCGTTCTTGTGGTGTCCTTCCACCACGCTACCCGCATCGGTGATGAAGGCAACACGTCGCGAGCCATCGGCACGCTTGTCAATTAGTTTTTCCATCTTGTGTCCTTTCAAATGAAAAGAGGGGGCCACGTAAAATACGCAGCCCCCTATGGTTAGAATCAGCAGAGAATAGATCATTCTCATTATGCTGGGACTCCGACAAGATCGGCAAAGTCGATGATATGGGTTTTCTCGGTATGGGGAGTAGTCAGGGCATTGCAATCGTCATAAGTGCCAATTAACCACAACTCGTAATCCCCAGGGTGTTTGCCGTATTGGTGATCAGGATTGTTTGCGAGCTCGCCGAAGGCTCGACAGGCGACAGCGTTATTGTGCAGAAAGACAGGCACATTGAAGATTTTCGCTTTTTTGTCGTACACAGAATACATTTTAGTGATCATTTTCGTAAGTCCTTACTAACCGAGATAGTTTTGATTGCAACACCTTCTCACGAACGCGAAGGCGAGCAGCAGTATTATCGTCCGAATTCAGCATAGAATCCAGCTTTCTTTTGTTCTTGATTTTGAGAAACTCCTCTGGATGGCTAATTTCGAACATATTGTCGTAAAATCGAGGCACTTTGAAGGATTTTCCTCCAGCGGTTACAAAGTCTTTCGGGAAGCAACTAGAGGGATTTTGATCGAACCATACTTTCCCGATACCTGGACGACGCGACATCGTCGTGTATTCGGGCTGTAAATGAAACTCCTCGCCGGTTGTAAAGTCGTAACGCCGATAGTATGAATCCGCGAGCTTCCCGTTCATCTTCTTGAGAATATAGCGAGCGACATAGGCAGCAGACTCGACAGTTACATGTCCGATCATAGAGTACCCGTAGGGCCATAGTTTCTCCAATTCCGCAGAGCGGTAGTAATGATTGGTACCCCGACTTTCGAGAAGTACCTTATCAGGGAAATCAAAGTTAAATATACAAGCGTGGTGATGAGGGCGAGAATGTTTAGACCCATACTCACCACAATGAAAGTACCGAATAGGGTAGTGATGCTCAATGGAGTCGAGTTGATCGGAGCTGAGAACATAGCCAGTACCTTTCGAGACAGGTTCAAGACCTTCGAAGCGTTTGCGAAGTCGCTTCATAAACTTTTGGAAATCAGATTTGACGAGAGTACAACGACCGTTCACATTGTCGTTATTAAAAGTGAGAGTGATAAAGCAATTGTTCTTGAAAAGGGAGCTTTCGTGGATACAACGAATAGCCCAGGATTTAGAGCGATCCATACGGCATCCGCTACAATTGGAACAAGGAAGGAGTAGAGTTTCGAAAGGGCAGTCAGATACGTCGGAATGGTTGAAACAAATCACAGATTTGCCATTATCGGTTTTTTTATTAATTGCCCGGTAGGCTTTGATTGGGTGATAACAAGTCATGCAAAAGCCTCCGTAATATTATCCGAAAGGGACCGCCCCTCCAACCGAAAATAGGTCAGCCCTCAGTTGCTTGCGCAGGGCCGACGCGATTTTAGGCCGAAGGGGCTACAGCCCACACTGTCTTGTGTTAGAGTCGATAGCCACCACGCATAGGAGATGAACGCGAGTTCCTGCGATTGCTTCCACTTGTGCGTTTGAACAGTTTTCGACTACGACTGCGCTTCATACGTTTTCGTCTCATTGCAGCTCCTTCATGAGTTTGAACAATTCTTCAGTTTCGGCCTCATTGAGGCCAATAGTCGCGCCCTTGTGTTGCAGATGCTCGACTTTACGATTACGCCAGTTTTTATAAATACCGGATCCAGGCTTGTAGCCTTTCTCGATCTCAAGCGCCCGGGCAGCATTGACAGGCTTTTTAGCAACCTTGCTTGTGCCACGGAATTTTGAACGGATATTAGCAATACCCTTCTTGACGCCACCGAAGATCTTCTTCGCTGAATTGCCTAAGCCAGTAATGATCGAGGCAGCTTCGTCGCCAACACCAGTTTGAGCATTCAGCCGAGAGGCATCAGTCATGTCCTGCATCCACTCGGGAAGGCTATTGTAGAAGTCCAGCATGTTTTGATCCAGGGTAGCAGACACGTTAGCCCTGGCAGTATTCGCCCGTGATAGAGCAGAAGAAGCACCACGGGAGATCCCTGCAGACATGTCCGGAAGCGAAGGTGCAGACCCAGTAGGAGTTGACGCTCCTTTACCACCAGCAGAGAGAATAGGGTTAAGCCCAGCAGCACGCAGATCAGCAACCTCACGCTGATGGGCAGTGTTAGACATCCGCTCTTGAAATTTGCGATTGAACGTGGCTTCATCAGAGGCCTGTTTCGCCGTAAGAGCAGAAGCACCGAGGCCCCCCAATGGGGAGCCTACGGCAGAGTTGACAGTACCAAGTACGTCTTTGAAAAATCCCACTTGTATGCCTCCTAGAAGTGATCGACAAGCCCAGGTACGGAGTATACGGGCATCGGTCTGGTGGCGGAAATATCGAAGTACGCATCGAATGTAAAGGTCGGTTCGTCAACGAC